GTTGGTGAACTTATACGGTTCAACACCTTTTGATTCTAAAATATCTACGACATTAACCCATTTAGGATTCATAGTATCTCTTACTTGATATACACCATCTTTGTGTCCTGCTTCTTTAATTAAAATAAAATCACCATAGTCAAAAGGGCCACCCCATCTTTTTAATAGGTTACGAGATAATGCAACAAATTTATACTTTGATGCCTTGTGTATTCTAATACGAGTACCATCTGCAGTAATGTCTGGTGTATCATCACATTGTATTCTATCTGGTTGATACATAGTTACATCAACTACAATACCATGTTTTTGATATTCAGATAATTTTCTTTTCAAACCTCTATTACTAACTCTAAGTTCGGTAATCTGTTCTTTATAAATATTACCATACTTTTCAAACATTTTTGTTGAGAAAAAACCATTAACGGCTGTTACCACTATTACAGTAGCTAATATTTTTTCTTTCATTATTTTATCTCCTTATTTAGATATTCTAATATACTGATAAAAGCCTATACAAGTCAAGTACTTTTTTCAATATTCTTTTTTATTTTTACCCAAAGTTTAGAAACTGCTTCCATTTGTTTTCTAGAAAGTGTTTTTCTATGTTTGGCCTGTTTTATGATACTTTTCATGAAATTTACAGAATTGGACTTATACCCATCAGACCAATCTGTATCACTAATCATATTCTGAACCATTGACATCTTGGGTAGTACACTCTGTAACCACTCGTCCCTCTTGTATTGTTCTTCAGGTGAATTTCTTTTGATAATGTTATCAATAGCATCTCTCATCTTTGGTGTAATCTTACGACCAGTTACCAATGCCACCAACATATCAGAAGTAAACTCATCTGACTTACCACCATGTTTTACTTGTTCAGATATAATTTTTTTGAGTTCGATGATTTGTACACCGAACTCTTTTTTATTATGTTCAATCCATTTCTTATTCACATTATCTCCTATAGTTAGGACCTGTCCAATGATACCAGTTGTTGTTCGTATCGAATATAGAACCTCTAACGTGTTTTGCAGGAGCCCTCCAACCAGCAGCTTTGAATACATCACCTTTGAAGTAAGGGATTCCCTTTAATACACCGTCTGTTTTAGCGACAAATCCCCAAACACACTTTTGAGTGCCTAGAGTTTTTACAACCTTGTCAAATTTACGACCTTTTCTAATTTCTAACCCATTTCTAAACTTCTCACTTTTTTCAAACGTACTATCATACTTATCTGCTATACCATCTAGCAAGTTATTAATCTGAGTATTATAAGTTTCTTGTGTTTCTTTTGTTAAGTTCATTGTTTTTCCTTTATTATTCATATCATAACTTACAAATAAAAAATGAAAAAGTCAAGTGTTTTTTTTTATTTTTTTTAATTTCTTCGGAATCCGCCTCTTATAGGTGGTTTATAGATTTTTGTTTCTTTACCAGTTTCTACGTCAACTTCAGTAACTTCTTGTAAATCTGATTCAATATCATCTTGATCACTATCATCAAATGTTGTAGGATTATCAAATGAATCAAGTGGTGTATCATCAACTGATATCTGATCAACTTCAGTTTCAGATTTATTTTTATCTCCAAACATTTCCCACCATTTTTTCTTTATGGTAATGTCGGAATCGGAACTTGTGGGTTTAAATTTTTTACGATCTAATAAGGTTACATTGTAGCTTATAACAAATATTACAGCCATAGGATCAAATACGAAAATAAGTATGAAGATAAAGAACTTAACTACCGTATCTACATCCGAGTCAAATACTTTTGCTAAATAAATTGCAGGGCCTACTTCTACACCAGTTTCTATAATCTTTACCTTTAAGTCACCCACTTCACTTTTTAGATTTATTATATCAGTATTAATTTTATTTATCTTTGGTTGATATTCTTCTCTAAGTTTTCTTTTTGCTGTTCTATAATTATCAGGTAATTCCGATACAGCTGCTTCTAGTTCTTCTTTTAAAAATCTTTTATCATCTTGTAATTGTTCTAACCTATCTTCTTTGTATAAAAGTGCAGTAGTTTCTTTTTCAAAAGATACAGTTGCACCTTGATATGCGTTAGATAAAAAACCAAATATTCCAGCTGATGTAATCAATATTAATATTACAGTTGCTATTGTCATGTATGTTCTATGTAATATTCCAATATCTTTCCAATATCTATAAAGAAATGACGCAGCTACTAATTTACCAAACTCTAAAGAACCTGCCATTATTATTACTGCTAATTGAGCACCTGCAAATAATTTTGATAATCCGTAAACTGAAAAGAAAGCAGCACTTCCTGCAATTGATAGTGCAGAGAAACCTACTAATTTGTTAAAAGATTTTGTATTTTCAAACATAGTTTGATCCTATTTATTATATATAAATATCAAATTCCACTATATTTCTTCAAATTCTGCTTCTATTGCTTTCATGCATATGTAATACGTATTACCGTTCCTAAGAACGGTATCAGCGAGAGACCAAGATTTTTTTAATTCATTGGGAGAAAAATCAGAGGATACCGATACCGTTCCTAGAACTATATAAGCACTGTCGTTGTTGTAAATGATTTTACTTGATTTTGACAAAATGCTTCTTAGGTAACTCTGGTTCTATCTTTGGAATCTCAATAGATAGTAAACCATCTTTAAAGTTAGCAGAGATATTTTCTCCATCTAACAAATCTCCTAGTGTGAATGAACGCTTGAATGAAGAATGTTTTAATTCCCTACGAAGTACTTTAGCATTCTTATCAGCTTCTACCCCATGTTTATCACCTGAAATTGTTAGTACACCTTCTTCAACTTCTACATTAAGGTCTTTCTTTTGCAAACCAGGTATCTCAGCTATAATACCAATTTTCTCATCATACTCATATACATTGACTCTTGGATATGCTGAATTACCAAACGGATTTACACCTACAGTTTCATTTATTTGTGGAAATGTCTTAGAAACTAATTCATCAAACATTTTATCAAAAGGGGTTAAAAAAGAATCTCTGTCTATGACAGGAAATGGATTGCGTACAACTACTTTAGTCATTTTATTTCTCCTATTTTGTTTACTATTTAGTCAAACTATGATATCCTCATTTGAGCGATATCAATAACTTCTATAATAAATATAAAGTATTTTAATAAAAACGTATTTTTTTTTATCTTTTTAGTAAAGATTGTTCTATCAATTTTCTTATTGCATCATCACCGTAAAACCATTTGTAAGCATAAGTTTTCTGTAATCTGTCTATTTCTTCTGTTAGATTTTTTATGGATGATTTGTAAGCCACTTCATCCATTTCTTTTTCAATATCAATATTGTATTGATCGGCCATTTTTTTAAGTCCATCCAAATCCACTTGATCTACCATTTCTTTTAACTTTTTGAAATCTTCATCATCTCCACCCTTTTTATCAGGATGTGCTTTTGTAGCAATCTTTTTATATATTTTATCTACGGATTTTTCTCTTTTAGTTTCTTCTACTTCCACACTTTCGTTTTTTTGTGGTTCTAACTTATCTGAAAAGTGTTTATTGAATTCTACCAATGCTTCGTCAAATCTTTCTTTGTGAAACTCAAGATCTAGTTTTAGAAAATTGTACTTTGCTTTTAGTCTTTGAATATTTAGTTTTTTGTCCACATCTACCTACTCAGATAGAGTAGTAAAGTTAATAAGTTTTTTCTTCTTACTTTTTAAACTACGATTTATTTTTACAACTTCTATTGGTTTCTTACTTTTGATAGTAACTTTACATTTTTGAGGAGATGCTAACATATTAACTTGATTAGTCTTTGGTTCTTTGGTAAGTAAATCTGAGAGATCCATTGCTTTTGATATTGCAGAGTTTCTATATAAAGTTAAAGTTAGTAACTCTAATTTTTTACTTTTCTCTAAATCATCAAAACTTGCACATATATTAGTACCAAACATAACACCGAATCTAGGTACGTTAAACTCTTCAATATCCAATACGTCTAATTTACTTTCAGTAATCATACCTAATCTGTTTTGTACTCTTTTAGATAGTATGTGTAATTTATCTAACAAAACTATCTCGATTATCGGTTGATATTTTTTCCATATTTGTTTCATTATTTCAATATTGTTATAGTGGTTATTTCCATATTGTTATGAATATTATATATTCCACTCGGAAGTGTTTTTGTATTCCAACGAAATGTACCACTTAACTCTAACTCCTCAACTAATCTACCAGTAATATCATATATCTTTGTATTACCGCTACCATTTAGATTTACATACGCATTGGATGGATTAGGCCATGCCAATACTTTCTCGGATATAAAATATCCTTTTGTTAATTCTTTAAACTCATCCTCCGTAAAATTATTCTGTATCCACATCATAGCTTGGTTTCTATTTCCACCAAAAATATATTGTACCATACTAATAACATCTAATATATTCAATACACCATCAGAGTTCATATCCGATGCCTCATATGCACATTGGTCATTATTCTCACCTAGAACAACATCAACTAATATTAGTATATCTGATATATTTATTTGATTATCAGCATTTACATCTCCACCCGTAAATATCATATTGTTACAAGGATCACAAATATCTCCCATACCATCTTGATCTGAATCAGTTTGATTTGGATTATAATCATCAACACAATTATCTCCATCGTCCATGATACCATCACCATCTACATCTAACACTAAATTAGAAATACCTTCTTCTATTGCACTTAATATAGCATTTAGGTTATGACCTGATTGAGAATATATTACTGTTCCGTCACCACCAATCACAATATTATGTGGAACATATCCAACACCAAATAATGCGTAAATATCATTACCTGTATTGTCATCTAAAACAGGAAAACTTTGTCCAAACGATGTAGCCCAACTTTCACAACTATAAGGTTGACCCCAATCCATTCCTGCTGTTACTATTTCTAAATTACCATCTGGTAAATAGTCTTGATATATTGCCTCCAACTGAGGTGCTTCAGATTGACAAGGCCCTCACCAAGTTGCAAACGATGCGATAAAAGTTACTTTACCAAGACCTGATTCTACATAAGACCAATACCCTTCACCGTTGTAACATACGTCTGCACCAAAGTCACCTACAACATCTCCCTCTACGTAAGTCTGACCTTTCAACGAGTTGAAAACTACAAAAGTAATCAACACAGTAAATGCCAACCACTTTGGTATCATTGATATTACAAGTCTTTTTGTTTGTTTGTCCATTAAACCTCCAATGCTCTCCTAAACCAACCAAAATAAAATTTTTCTAAGTCTGGTTTTCGAGTTACTAAGTCGGCATAATACTTAACCCTATATGCACGAACTCTATCTAACTCCACACCCTCGATAGCAGCAAGTGTTTTAGGACCCATCCCACCATCCACCTTTAATCCTGCACCTTTGGCGTTAGCAGCCTGTTGTAATATTTTTACTGCTCTACCTTTACCTTGATTCACACACATATCAAAGTAAATATGCTTTAAATTATCAGGTACATAAGGAACTTTATTAGCAGTCCAATAATCTTCGTAATAAATTTCTTTAGCTTCATCTTTTGTTAGGTTTTTTATATCCACATCAGGATGACTTCTCTTGGCTATACCAAAATTAGTTTCACCACCTGGGTCTTTTGGGTCATTTACATAACCACCCTCGTGATGTAATACTACTTCTATTATTTCGTCAAATTGTACTAACATTATTTCTCTCCTACCAAGGTAATCCAGTGGTTACTTCCGGCCAAATTGAAGAGCTCATCTGAGCTTCTGCATTTGACAACTTTGTAGACCAATCTGAAGAACCAGTTATCCAAGATTTTACGATATCCTCTGTTAAATCGTTATATACTATAAAAGATGAACTTGGAACAGTACCTAATCTATCAACTTCCGGCAGGAAATAAATAGACGAAATTCCTTCATTACTGCCAGTGCAACTAATACGATAATCTATAGAAGTTACTACATCAGATAGTGATCCACTTGTTGCAACTTTTGTCAAACCATCTATTATTAAATTATAGTCCATTACTTATTCTCCTTTTTTTTGGAGTGTCTAAACCAAAAATCAATTGTCTTTCCGAATGATGCTATAAAAGTACCTAATAAAATATTAAGTAAATCTCTATGTGTATCATCTAATTCTAGTGTTGGATGAAATAGTAAGTATAGAACCCAAGTTAACAAACCAAACATTCCGCAAGTAATTGTAAACTGCATCCAATCTGGTAAACCATCACCACCATGCACATTATCAGGACCTGTAGGCATTTTCTTCACTTCTTTCTTTTGTTTTTTTGGATCATTACAGACCGGACAATTAGCGTCATAAGTGTGTCCTTTTAGTATACAATCATTCTTAGCTTCTGCCATATTATTTCTCCTCTTATAGAAATAAATATATGACAAACACTAAAATGTATACTCTATTCCTATCTTACCTTTGTAAAATTGAGTACTTTTTAGTTTCGATACTTCACCTAAATTATATAATCTAATATTATCTGTAAGTTTCCAGCTGACTTTAAACTTATTCTCATACTCAAATTCATTGTTATCACCTGTTTCATCTGGCGGTAGATATCCATCAAATGAAAATTCAACATCTACTCTTTCCCAATAGGTTTTCTTTTTGTTCCAACCAACTGAAGCAAATGTTTCATACATCCTCAGATCATCATCTGTAGAACGGGTGGTAAATCCCCATGTAGCACCGTACCACTCTTTACGCCAATCAAGTTTTGTATACTTAACACCCTTACTTTCTTTGTTCATATACTCTGGTTTAAAGTACACACTATTTTCTATCTTAACCCAAACCAAATCATCAATATATTTCTCACCTAGTTCTCTTTCCCATTGACGATTTAAATAATATGATGGACTACTCACACCTACACTAACTTCATAATCATCAGGATTAGGTTGTACATTTGGTGTCCTTACAGAAAATGAACTGAACAGCATTACTCCTGCTAATAAACTATCTAACATTACTTTCTCCTTTGAGCTTTTCTCTTTTCATATTTTCTTTTTCGTGTTTTTTTAACTCTTCTATCTTCTCCGCTTCTCTTTTCGACACCAATCCATCTGGTTAATGTTTCAATTGCTTTCATAAAGTTGTTCATGTTTTTATCTCCTCTAAATTTTGCTCTGAAATCAGAAATGGTCTGCCCGTAGCATCTTTGATTCTTAAACCACCTTCAGGATCTTTATTAACCAATGTCACTACATCACCTTTATACAAAGTACCCATGTATGTTGGTATAGTTCTTATAACTCTATACTTTTTCTTCATATCGTCAATCCTAATATTACAAAGTAAAAGTGTGCAATACCAGCTATTATCCATAATGCCATTTTAATATATTCGGTGTTTATATCTTGTTCTGTGGCAACTTTTCTAGTCTTTTCCACTTTATCCCAATCACCCATTTATCAACATCCCTATTAATCTATAAATTGCATAAAAAGATAATACAGCCATTGTAGGTATAAAGAATAACCAAACAAAAACTCCTAACCAATGTATCTTTACTTTAGAATCTCTCATTACCCTTCTTCTTCATGTGGTTCTTCATTGTGCCAAGGATACAATGCAGTATGATTTACAGTTGGTAATAAATCTCCTTCCTCATCATAAGGCCATCTGTACTCACCATATTTTTCATCTTGCACTTTCCACTTAGTAAGTATCATATCTTTAATGTTATTAACAATTTTATGAACTTCTCTAACTTCTCTTTTTAAATCTCTAATATCAGCCTTTGCTGACATTGAGGCTTTTGCTATTTTTGACATTAAACCTATCCTCTACTTTTGGTTTTACATAAATTAAATCGTAACAATCTAAACACAATTGACCTGAACCTTTAATGTATCCAATTCTATAATCAATATGTGTTTCTCTATCATATAATGAATCTTTATTGCAAGTGACGCACTTATCCTTCATTGGTAATTTCTCTTAACTTACCCAACTTAGCGTGTCCCATATGCTTTAAGTAATCCAAAGCATCTTCTTTGGTTTCTGCGACAAATGTGTAACCTTCATCAGTTGTCCATTTTTTGTAATGACCAAACTGATCTTTTTTCTTTTTAGGCATTTACAACTCCTATGATTTAATGCATTTAAAAAATCTTCTCAAAACTCTTTTTACGATATGTGTTTTTCCTTGATTTCTAGCAAACATCAGAAGAGCTTGACTCCGCACAATAGCTTCCTGTTGCTCACTCATAATTGTTTCCCCTTAATTTAATATGTTATATATTTCCTTCATCCACTTATCAGTAGATTCTCTCTTATGTATATCCACTTCACCTTTAGCCTGTAAAGACATACCGTGAATATGATTTTGTGGTCTATCGGCATACTTAAATCCTTCAAATGTAAATGGTTTGCCTTTAAGACTTGAGTAGAATTGAGCAACCTTCATTGGATTAAATTTACTCATCTTCATATCAACTTTATTTACAGGTCGACCATCATCACTTGTTTGTATAAGTCTAGTACCCTTATCAGGATTATGTAAGACTATACCCCATTGTTTGTACTTATGTGCTAACTTAACCATAAATTTTTCAAAGGCTTTGGTATCCATTAAAGGTTCACCACCAGCCTTTACATTCTTAACTAATAAAGATGGTTCTTTTACAGACCTTACTGTACCCGATTCATCTTCTTCTTGTCCAACTCCATCTATTCTAACGTAACCAAATCCTGCACTACTAATAGCACTTTTTAATTTAGATAGATTAACTTTATTATTCACATCACCAACTCTCCAAGAAGTAATGATACCAAACTCATTTTCTTGAAAGTCTCTCCAAATGCGAGATAAACTAGCTTCTAAGATTTGTTGTTTATTCATTATTAGCTCCCAAATACTTTTTTCTTTTCACCGTGATATTCATAAGCATGACCATGTTCTTTGAGTAATTCATTTACCGACTTATCATGTCCCTTAACAAATAACTCTCCTAGAACTCTACCATACTTACCACGACCATGTGAAATAATACTGAACTTACCGTTATCGGAATTTTCCAAAAGATCTTTTGTAAAAGCTTTTGCAGCTAAACCTTTTTCTTTTTCTTCTAAATCTCTAGTTCTACTTTCCCAAGTATCCACACCATAGAATCTAATTCTTGATTTGATCCAAACGTCAAATCCTAAATCGATAAGAGCATCACAAGTGTCTCCATCTACAACCCTATCTAACTTACAACTGTAACCGTGTTTCTTTACTTGTTTACTCATGATAATCTCCTATATTCTAACTTTTATTTGGTTAGCAACTAACTTTAGACTAAAAACATCTATAGTTCTTTTTTCTAAACTATCTATTAGATTTGTTGCATCACTACTACTGATCTTCTTACTATAAATAGTACCGTTGTGCATAAAAGTGTCATTTTGTTTGCCAATCATATCTTTTACAAAAGAAATCACTTCTTTAAATTTTAGAAAAGATTCATATCCTAGTGGCAATTTACATTTATCAGCCAACAGAATATATTTTTCAAAATCTGAAAATTCACTTTTTTTCATTTTCATCTCCACATCCTTTTAGGTTAAGTAGGGGAGCCGGAAAAGGAAAAAAACCGACTCCCCAATAGCGACTCCACCACAGAGTCACTTTTGACAGAAATTAGTTACTTTGACCATTTTCAATTTCATCTTCATTGAAAAGGTTATCAGAAGAACCATCGGAAACATACTTTTGTACAAGCTGTTTTACGTAAGTTCTCTCGGACTCAAGACCACCGTCATCAGAAAATTGTGGGTAAACAGTAACTTCAGCAGCTTCATCAAGTCCGAAACCATCGTAAAGTAGTCCAGCAATCTCAACCGAAGTTCTAGTTGAAATACCAGTTGATAGTCTACCAGCTTCTGATTTTGATTCATTACGAGTAGAAGTGGCTATCTCAGCTACGGATTTAAGAAGTTCCGAGTCAACATTAGGGAACATATAGTTTAGTAGACCATGCTCTTCTTCTGAGTTTAGAACATCCATTTCAACTATAATAAATCTATCCATAAGAGCTTTGTCCATAACACGAGTAGAAGTGTACTCGTTACCGATGTTAGCAGTGGCAACAAATGTCACTCCATCTGCAACGTTTATAGTTTCTTGATTCTCACCCTCGTCTAATCTTAGGTATCTCTGACCTTCGTCTAAAACGGTCATTAGAATATTCCAAGCATCTGGATGAGCCCTTGACAACTCGTCAAGTAGAATCACCGCATTTGGTGTTTGAATTGCCTTAACAAAAAGAGACTCTGAAAAGTAAGTACCTTTCTTCTTATCGAAATGTACATTACCGATCAAAGTAGCTCTTGGATCTTGAGTAGCACCCAAGTTGAAATAGAAATCAGGTCTATCGAGTGAATTGACCAATGACTTAGCGGCCATTGTTTTACCACATCCAGCAGGACCTGTCATCAAAATATTCTTACCACGAACAGCAGAACGAACTAAGTATTTCCACTTGAGTTCCTTCATTACCAAACCTTTAGGTTTAAGATCGTAAGAACTATGAATGAAGTTAAGAACTTCTGCATGATCGGTAGGAACCTCTACCTGTGATAGATCGATAGTAGGAGTTGTGGTATTCTCAAAAACTGACATAGGAACTTTCCACCAAAATGTTTTACCATTTTTGTTGACTCTTTGTTCAAGTGCCATGTTAGAGTTAAATGCACCTTTACGGGTACTATTAGAAATTTGTGATGTGTATTTATTACCATCAGCATCCCAAGCATTGAAACGATTGCCTGATTTGATAATTTGAACTACTGTATTTTTCATAACTTATTTTCCTTTATTTAAGTTGTTTATTATTTGGTTAAAAATCATAGTTAAATATACGGCTTTTTTTATATAAAAGTCAAGTCTTTTTTTCATTTTTTTTAAAGTTTTTTGATAATTCTCCATATCGCAAATATCTAAATAAATCCTTTACAAACTGTGTATGGTCTGTTGAATCATTTTCTCGACACTCTTCAATATAGTTTGTAATTAAATT